GAACTGCTCCAACAGTTGCAGACACAGATGAAGGCGCAGCTCCATCAGAGACTGGCATGACATCTACATACGACACAGTAACTGTAAACAAGTTCGCTGGTCTTAACCGCATTTCATGGGAACTCATCGATCGCTCATCACCAGCGTTCATGGATCTTCTCATGACAGAACTTCGCAAGGCGTACGAGAAGGCAACAGACTCTGCACTTATCGCAGCGTTCACAGCTTCAGGCGTACAGGCAACAGGAGTTGCTGCAACAGCAGCAGGTCTCCAGAGCTTCATCTCTGTTGAATCAGCAGCAGCGTACAAGAACACAGGCGGAGACTTCGCTAACAAGCTCGTCGCATCAACAGACCAATGGGCTGCTATCTCAGGATACGCAGACACAACAGGTCGCGCACTTTACTCAGCACAGGGTCAGACAATGAACGCATCAGGCGCAGTTGTTCCAACATCTGTCGTCGGTAACGTTCTTGGCACAAGCCTTATCGTTGATCACAACATCGCTACATCAGGCATCGTTGATGAGTCAGCGTTCTTGGTTGCTCCGGGTTCTGTTCAGGTCTGGGAATCACCAACAACACAGCTTCGCCTCAACGTCCTCACATCAGGTGAACTCGAAATCGCACTTTACGGATACCTCGCAATCGGTGTTCTTAAGGGTGGCGCAGGAGTTCGTCGCTTCAACCTCGCTTAGTCGAGTCTCTAGTACGCCAGCAGGGGCGGCGGAGCCCTTCCGCCCCTGTCTGGTCTTAGAAAGGAAAACATGTCTCTTTGCACAGTCTCAGAACTTCGCACAGCCCTCGGCGTAGGCACTCTCTATGCTGATGCGACCCTGCAAGAAGTATGCGACGCAGCAGACAACGTTCTCCTACCTTTTATTTGGGCTAACACAACTCCGCTAGTCGGACACAGCAACACAGCCACAACTGGCACTTCTTATTTTGATGAGGACGTACGTTCTACCTTCTACGTCGGACAAACCGTAGTTATCTCAGGCTCAGGTTCAAAGCACAATGGCTCAAAGACCATCACAGGCGTTGGCGAGTATTCAATTACTTACAACATCACGGGTAATAACAACACTCCTACTGTGTATCACCCAGTAAATCCTTATGGCACAGTAGCGGCTGAAACATATCTCGATCCTGCAACTATTCCTGCAATTCAAGAAGCTGCTCTTATGATTTCAATCGATATTTTTCAGAGCAGGCAGGCGCCAAGCTCAGGCGGCGTAAGTATCGATGGCTACACCCCAAGCCCTTACCGCATGGGCAATACTCTTTTGGCTCGCGTTCGTGGCTTACTTGCTCCATATCTTGACCCTCGTTCAATGGTGGGCTAATGACAGCCATCACCACGCTCCGCGCCTCAATTGCGTCTGCTTTAGCAGATAATTCTCTTTACTCAGTCTTCTCTTTTCCACCTGCTACGCCTATTGCCAACAGCGTTATTGTGACTCCTGCTGATCCATACATCACGCCAACCAATAACGATTACACAAGCATCAGCCCTATGGCTAACTTTAAGATTTCTATCCTTGTCCCATTGCTAGACAATGAGGGCAACCTTGCTGGCATTGAGACCGACATTGTTCGAGTCTTCTCGCTTTTAGAAGCGTCCAGCATTGTATTTAACGTGGGAAGCATCAGCGCGCCAAGCGTGCTATCAATCCCCTCTGGAGATTTACTGACTTGCGACATTGCAATCAGTACCCTAACGGAATGGAGTTAAATCATGACCGATTTAGCGCAATGGGAAAAAGAGCAAAAAGAGTTCCTGATTAAAATCGGTCAGGTAGCTCCAGCAGCAAAGCCAACAACCAAGAAAGACGAGGAATAAGCCGTGTCAGTATATCTAAGCAACGGAGTTCAGGTCACGGTCAATAGCGTTGATCTCAGCTCATTGGTTTCATCAGTAACAATCAACCGTTCTTTCGACGAACTCGAAGTAACAGCAATGGGTGACTCAGGTCACAAGTTTGTTAAGGGTCTTGAAGCGTCATCAGTCACCATTGACTTCTTTAACGATTCAGCGACATCTAAGACATTGCAGACATTGAACTCATCATCTGTATGGGGCAACAACGTCACAGTAACAATCAAGCAAACAAGCGACGCAACATCTGCTACCAACCCACTTTACACAATGACTTGCTTGGTAAACAACACAACACCTATCAACGGTGCAGTTGGAGACCTCTCAACTCAAAGCGTAACTTGGAACGTATCAGGTACAATCGCAATCACAACTTCCTGATAGAAAGCAAGGGGCTAACAAATGGCAAAACTCAAAGTCACAAGGGCTGATAACTCAGTAACAGAGTACGAAATTACTCCACTTATTGAGTATGCCTTTGAGCAATACGCCAAGAAGGGCTTTCACAAAGCCTTGATTGAAGATCAGAAGCAGTCAGACGTTTACTGGCTCTGCTGGGAAGCAATCCGTCGCTCAGGTGAAGCGGTTAAGCCTTTTGGTGAGGACTTTCTAGGAACCTTGAAGTCAGTCGAGGTCTTAGAATCTGACCCTTTAGGATAGATCGGAACTCCCTCACCTATCTCGCAGCTCGATTGAGTTATGAGTATGGAGTTCCGTATCAAACCATCGTTGAACTTTCTCCGATGGCTTTTAAAGCGCATATTCAGGTATTAAAGGACATAGCGAAGGAGCGAAGCGATGCCAGTCGAATTAGAAAACGCGGTCGCACTTCGTAAAGCCTTGAATGAATATGCGCCTGAACTAGCCAAGGAAACACAGAAAGAAATTGCTGGACACTTGCGCAAGGTTGTTAATCGTGCGCGAGGGTTTGTTCCTTCTGAGTCTCCTTTAAGCGGTTGGTCTAATCCTGTCGGTGAGTGGGAATACCGCGCTTTCAATTCTGGCGTTATCCGCAAGGGGCTTGGATATAGCACAACTCCGTCACGACCTAATAAGCGCGGCTTTCGTGCTTTGGCTCAAATCTTTAACAAGTCTGCTGCTGGTGCTATTTACGAAACCGCAGGACGTAAGAACCCAATGGGTCAGCCAGCAGCTAGACGCGTGTCTGGCTGGACTGGTGGAGCAATAGGCAAAGGCACATGGGGCAAGGTCTGGGAGTCTGGCAAGACAATTAACCGCAGCGCAAACCCTAACGCTGGCAAGCAGTTTATTGATGCACTACCGCCTTTGGTTGATTCTCAGCAGTCAAACGTGGCAGGTCGCCGTACTCGTAAAACAAAGGGTCGCCTCATGTTTAGAGCATGGGCTGAAGATCAAGGTCGCACAACTGCGGCAGTAGTAAAAGCAATCGAGAAGGCTAACAACCGAGTCGTAGTTAAAACAAATGCACTTGGTGGCAAAGAGTTCAAGGTTAAGGGATAACAATGTCAGCAACAGATCTAGCAATACGCATTGCCACCACCCTCGATTCTTCTGGCATTAACCGAGCCAATAAAGCAGTAGGCAAGCTCCAGCGTTCAGTCAAAGGACTAGCTGGTGCCTTCGGTGCATTAAGCGTTGGATACTTTGCTAAAAACTCTCTGAAGGCTTTTGTAGATGATGAATTAGCAGCGACAAGACTTGCCAATTCAGTAAAGAACCTAGGACTAGAGTTCGCCAATCCATACATCTCTGACTATATTCAGAACCTCGAAAAGACGACACAAATCGCAGACGACCAACTCCGTCCAGCGTTCCAGCGTCTATTACAGCAGACAGGTTCAATCGCCAAGTCTCAGTCAATCCTCAACACAGCCATCGAGGTTAGTCGCGGTTCTACCGTTGATTTAGCAACCGTGTCAGATGATTTAGCCAAGGCTTACTACGGCAACACTAAAGGACTTAAAAAGTATTCGCTAGGACTTACTCAGGCTGAGATTCAGACTAAGTCTTTTGCAGAACTTCAAGACATTCTTGCGCAAAAGTTCAAAGGGTCTAATGCTGCGTATCTCAACACCTATGCAGGGCAATTAAGCGTTCTGTCATTGGCATGGAGCAACTTGCAGGAGAACGCAGGAAAGGCATTATTCACCCTCGCAGGGGCTAACGGAGATCAATCTTCTGGCGCTCGTCGCCTCGGTGGGATTATTGACGCCTTCGGTGCTGGACTTGTTGAAGCAGCAAAACTATTCAACAATGCGGCAACAGCTTTTGGTCAGGCTTATCTTGGCGTTGGTAGCGCCAAGCCAGAAGTTGCACCAATGGCAAAGGCTGGCGAAGAGTTATTTCGTAAGTCGATGGCTAACGATGCCAAGTTAAAGGCTATCGAAGAACAACAGGCAAAACTTTACAAGCAACAAATGGAATCTTTAAAGAAGATTACAGCAGAACAGAAGAAGCAAGCCGCACTCAAAAAGGCTGGCACTATCTTCGACATGGAGCAGATTCAAATTGTTGCAGCTCTCAAAGGCAATCTATCCAAGGAAGAACGCTTACGCGTCGAAGCGATGGCGGCATTACTTAATGACAACGAAGTTCTTGCTACCAAACTAACCAAGCAGGTACTTATGGCTCAGGACGAGTCAGGCAAGTTATACAATTACTTCCTTAGCATTGGCGATGCCAAGATTAAGAACCCTTTTGAGTTCCTAGATAAGTGGATAGTGGACTTTCAGACCAAGCTTGAAAATCTTGTCAAGACAACCCCCAAGGCTCAGGAGTTGCTTCCTGCTGGCGTTGTGGCAGGTTATGGAGACTATGCAGGTTCAACTGCTAACCAATACTCCAACGAGGTCTTGAACGGCTTGTACGGCATGCAGACTCCTTCGCTACCTAGTGACTTAGCGGTCTCATATAGCCCTCAGACTGGTCTTTCATATAACGCTAACGACATCAACCTAACCATTACAGGCGACGGTGATCTTACAAACGCTATTGCCAACGCTTTGCAAAACCGTTCACTTTCTACTGGCAATCAGGCATACATCAACCGACGCACAGGCGGCTTTGAGTGACATTACCTGCACAGATAGCCGTCACCTTTGACTTTAGTTCAGGTGCTACATTCGGCGCTGGCTTCGTCATCGGTTCGCCAGACAACGGCGTTATCGGGGTAAATGCTTTTGGTTCATCTGACGTAGTTATCCCTACTGTGGATTTAACCCCTAACGTCTATTCCATCTCAATCCGTCGTGGTCGTAACATTATGAAGGACACCTACGAGGCTGGAACGGCTACTGTGCGCGTTCTAGACCCACAGGGGTACTTCAACCCTCAGAATCCTGATTCTCCTTACTATGGCTATCTAGTGCCATTGCGTAAGTTGCGCGTGGCAGCTACAACAAGCACAGCACAGCACTTTCTATTTTCTGGATATGTCAATGACTATAAGTATTACTTTCCACAAGGGCAAGAGACCGCTTATGTGGACATTCTTTGCACAGACGGATTCCGTCTATTGCAAATGGCAAACATTGCTACCGTGGCAGATACAGCAGCAGGTCAGACAACTGGCACACGCATAGGCAAGATTCTCGATGATGTGCAATGGCCTGCCAGCATGCGCACTATTGCAACAGGCGATGCAACTTGTCTTGCTGATCCTGCAACTATCCGCACAACACTAGAAGCGGTCAAGAATGTTGAGTTCTCAGAAGGTCTTGGTGCCTTCTATATGTCGCCAGACGGCACAGCAGTATTTAAGTCTCGTAGCGAGGTAACTCGCACCTTAGGCAATACAGCCATTGCTTTTAACCAGACCACAGGTATCCCATACAAGAACCTTAAATACGCTTACGACGACAAGCTCATTATTAACGACGTTAAGTTCAACCGCGTTGGTGGCACAGCCCAGAACGTCTATAACCAGACTTCTATTGACCGTTACTTCCCACATTCTCTCACGCAGGAAAACTTGGTCGCTGAGACCGATGCGCAAGTATTAGGCGCAGCTCAGAACTACGTTAATACGAGAGCCCAAACCACAATCAGAATCGATGAAATGACGGTGGACTTGCTAGACCCAGCAGTCCCAACTGACACCATGATTGGGCTCGATTACTTTGATAACTTGAACATCACAAACGTGACCCAAGAGGGCAGCACAATTAACAAGACTCTCCAAGCGCAAGGTTTTGCTTGGGATATAACACCCAACAAGATGACCGTTGCCATCACGACACTTGAACCTATCATCGATGGCTTTATTATCGGCAATACAGCAGGTTACGGTACAATAGGTGTATCGACCTTAAGTTACTAGGAGCAACAAATGGCAACCTTTCCAGTCGCAACAGGCGATGTATTAACAGCGGCAATCTATAACTCGCTCACCGCCTTTACCGTCGGCTCAGACCAGACTGCCGACTACACAGCAGTCCTAGCGGATCAATACCAAGTCCTAGTCCCAATGAACAAGGCAACAGCAGTCGCGTTTAAGATTCCTACAAACGCTTCAGTAGCCTTCCCAGTAGGTACAGCCATTACAGTTCTCAACAAGGGCGCAGGAACCGTCACAATTAGCGCGGTGACAAGCGGAACAACCACAGTCCTCTCAGCAGGTGCAACAGCAGCTTCTCCAACCTTGGCTCAATACAAGACAGCGGTCTGCATCAAGACAGCAACAGACACATGGTATGTGGCAGGTGGCATCGCCTAATGATTGGCGCAATCACAGCAGGACTTTTCAGTTCAGGCGTAGCCGCCCCGACGAACGCCTATGAGTCTATCTCGACCGTGACCGTGGGCGCAGGTGGTGTGTCTTCCGTATCGTTCTCGTCAATTCCTAGCACTTACAAACACTTAC